CCTATTAAGGAAGCAGACAGTGATGCCACTCCTAAAACTAAAGCAGATAAGGTGACTATAGAGGGTAAGAGCTATGTTGCTCACAATGTAGCTAACTGGTCATTCCACGGTAGTAGATCAGATCATTATGAATCAGTCTTCATTAAAGAAGAGAAGTTATCTTAAAGGAGTTCCTAAATGGCATTAGACATAAGCGGCATTAGAAACGAATTTGTAAGAGTAGCCTCTAACTTCGTAGGAGATGAACTTAGCACTATTAGTAGAGCAGGTCAACAAGTACCTTCTATTATATTTGAGAGAGATGCAGATAACACTCCAAACCTCCCTTACATTACATTTGATATTCTTAGTATAGATGATACAGGAAGTTGGCTCTTACGTCAAGGGGTTGATGATAACGATAATCCTTATTACACAACTAATGTAAAGATGCTAATGCAGTACACAGTGTATGGGCAAGATTCATTAAGAATAGCTAGTAAGTTAAAGAATGCTTTCAGGGTGGATAGAGTACTAGGTGAGATAACTACTAATACGTGTGGAGGTATTGAGGATGTATTCTCAGTTAATTCACTTCCAGAGAAGTTAGCAGGAAAGTTCGTAGAAGTAGCTGGGTTCAATCTTACATTCAATATAGAAGATATTACTACAGATGAAGAAGGTGGCGTTATCACCGCTGTAGCCCTAGATGGAGTCCTTACAGATGAGGGCGAGATCACCACAATAGATATGGATATAACTGTATCACCATAATAATTAAATAACATTTCTTAACAGGAGAAATACTTTGTCATATCAACCATTTGTCACGGTGAACATAGCACTAGATGTTACAGCCGTTAATAGGGAATCCTTTGGTACTCCTATTTTCATTGCTGATCACGTCTGGTTTAAAGAACAAACACGATCATACACGTCGTTCACAGCCTTAGCAGAAGATGTACCTACTAGCTCCAATGTCTATGCGGCTATGCAATCAGCTTATGCTCAAGACGTAGATCCTATTATCGTTAAAGTAGGTCGTAGAGAAGTAGATACTATTACTTTCACACCAGAAGCAGCCACAGCAGCAGGTCAGATCTATACCTTAGAAGTATTAGATACAGCAGATGTAACCACTACTGCTACCTTTACAACTACTACAGGTTCAGAGACCGCTTCTACTATTGCTACTGCTATCTTCACTGCATTAGGATCACCAGCAGGTGTTACTGTCGTAGATGATACAGGCAGTATTACATTATCTAAATCAGGGACAGCAGCTTATGCAGTTACAGACGTAGCCAAGTTTACCTATACAACTGTTACTACACAATCAGCAGCAGACATGATGGCAACTATTACAGATGCAGATGATGACTTCTATTTTGTAGCATGTAGTGATCATAGTCAAGCATTTGTATTGGCGTTGTCTCAGGATATACAAGCACGTACTAAGCAATACTGGGTATCTACACAAGAACAAGCAGACCTAGGTGTTTACTCAGAATCAGCTACAGATACCCCTTCGCAGTTAAAGCAAGAAGTACGTGATAGAACATTCTATTGGTTTCACCATGATGCAGATACTAAGTTCCCTGAGATGGAATACATTTCTATCCTAGCACCTTATGATGCAGGTAAGGCTATTGTAGCTAACAACACTACTAAGATCGAAGCAGCTAAGAATCCATTAACAGGTAACTACTTAAATACTACTGATAAGACCAATCTTGTTAATAAGAATGGCTCATTCACAGAAGTAGAAGGTGGTGTTGCTATTACACGTCAGGGTACTTCATCAGGTACAGCTACTATATTTGCAGATGTTATGAGAGATAGGGATTTCCTAACAGCAAGAGTCAGAGAGAATTACCAGAACTTCATGATACGTGAAGGTAAGATTGCTTACACAGATTCAGGTATTGCACGATTAAAGAACGTACTATCTTCTACATTAAGTCGTTATGTTGAAACAGAAACACAAGCTAATATCTTGCAGAAAGATAATCCTTTTGTGATTAACTTTCCTAAACGTGCAGATGCAAGTTTCGCAGATGTCGCTAGTAGGATTTATAACGGAGGCTTCACTGCATACTTAGCAGGTGGTATTCAGATTGTTGTCATACTAGGCAGCTTAACTTACGAAGCAGAATCATAAGGAGTATTATATAAATGTCTAGTTTATTACCCGTTTATTCAAGTAGGGAAGTGCAGATATCTTTCCTAGAACAAAGTATCACAGGCGTTGCAGATAACTTCGCCAGTATTGAACAGAACTCAGACTTCACAGATGAGGCAGTAGGTGGTTTTGGTGAGGTAGGTATCTCAGTCAATCCTGATTTCACTGGGATGTTTGAATTAACCTTGCAGCAAACATCTCTAACTAATAAGTTTCTAGCTAATGTAATTCTTGCACAAAGAAAAGCTAAAACTATTTATAGGGGGGATATTACACTGTCTGATCCATCAGGTGGAGCATTAGTACAATTGACTAATTGCCATATCAAGAAAGGCCCAACTTTAGGGTTTGGCTCTCAAGCTCAGGACAGGACGTGGACTATATTCTGTGTAGATTATACCTATTTAGAGTTGCCAGAAGGTATGACAGAAGCCGCTGCTGCATTGGGTGGTATTGTAGGTACAGTGAATACATTAAGTCAATTTAAAGTGTAACTTAGCAGGTTACATTAAACCATAATTCAGAGGGGATTATACAAGTGAGTTTATTAGGACAAGATATAGTACAGAAAGAGATAGGAGGTAAGCAATATACATTAAAACTGCTTACTACTTCTCAAGCGATTGAAGCAGCCAGTGAGTTAGCTCAGTTATTTGCAATGCCTATTGGTAGTGCATTTGACTCTGGAGCTTTCGATGGTATAGAAGGTTTAGAAGATTTAAAGGATATGGACGCTGGTAAGAACATGGCTATGACTCTTGTATCTGCATTAGGAAAGAAGAGTGTAGTCCCTCTTCTTAAAGTCCTAACAGCTAATATGGAAGAGAACGGGGTAGCTATGAACTTCGACACTTACTTTCGTGGTAAGAATCTAGGCAAGCTTCCAGTATTTCTACTTTGGTCTATAGAGGAGAATGGTATTAGCCCTTCTGTTTTTATCCAAGGCTTTTCGGAGATGGGAGGAGTAGGTTCTTCTCAAATCCTTTCAATGATGAGCCAGAACAAGACAGTGGAAGATACAGAGACTCCATTAGAAGTTTAGTCAAAGAGAAGTCCACTTTAGATCCTATTGATATATTGATTATGCGGATAGCAAACAGTAAGTTTTGTCCTTCCACTGATCAATCTATCAATACATTGTTACATGAATATACACTCCAGAGGTTATATAAACTAAAAGAGTATATAGATATAAATGAATCCTATGAGATGGCTTATCACAAGGATGACGAAGAAAAGAACTCTAAAGGGAGAGGTTAGCTTATGTTATTAGATGACAACTATGCCATGCAAATACAGTGGGATGGCTCCTTAATAGAGAAAGGTTTTAAAGATATAGAGACTAGGTTTAAGAATTTAGATAACCTTACTGCAAAGACACAAAGAAAAGTTAAAGTAGAAGGCTCTCACGATATTGATAAGGCTATTATAGCAGACAAACAACTTGCTTTAAAAGAACAACAGAAGCTAGGAAGAGAGCTTGCAGCAGAGAAGACTCGTGAATCACGAAGAGAAATAGCTCATGAACAAGCACTGGCTATGCACAAGAGACAGAGTGCTATAGCAGAGGCTAATGCTTTAAGGCAAGAGGCTACTCTACTAAAAGAGAACCATAGAATAGCTCAAGCTAGGCAGAAGATTGATAGTCAAATGACTGGCCTTGAAGGTAGTAATTCACCTCAAGCTAAAGCTCAAATGGCAGTACTTGAAAAGCACATTAAACACTTAAAGCTCGCTCAAGATTTCTTAAACTCTTCTGTGAAGAAGGGTGATAGGCAATTCTTAAAGTATCAGGCCACGCTTCAAAGTGTTACAGATAAAACTACACGTTTAAATAAAACTACTACAGCTATAACAAGAAACTTTAATGCTCAGAAGTTTGCAGCAGATGGTTTAAGCTCTTCATTAAAGAATATGGCAAGAAGTTGGATATCTGTGTTTGCTGTAGTAGGAGGTGTAGGCTTCCTTAAAAGAACAGCACAAGATATGGAGAATATAGGTGTAGCAGCCTTACTCGCATCAGGTAATGCAAAACAATCTGCTAAGGATTTAGAGTTCGTAGGTGAGTTAACAGAGAGATTAGGACTAAGATATAAAGATACAGCTAAAGCATTTGCTACATTTAGTGTAGGTGCAATTAGTGGAGGTGTTAGTCCTAAAGAAGCTAAAGAAGTGTTTGTACAGATATCAGAAGGTTTAGCATCTGCTGGTACTAACGCTGAGAGTGCTAAGTTAGCATTCCTTGGTTTTAGACAGATGATATCAGGTACAGTAGTACAGTCTCAAGAACTTAATCAGATTATTGATCAGGTTCCCGCATTCTCAGGTGCAGCAGTACAAGCACTGGATGCTATGGGAATCAGATCGGCAGATGTATTTGATAAGACTACTAAGAGCTTTAAAGATACTATTAAAACTGCTGGCGTAGATGCTAAACAGTTTACTAAGATAGTATCAAAAATACTTAGTGATCAAGGTATCTCATCAGGTGCATTAGCAGAGTATGTACAATCTATCTCAGCAGAAGAAAGTAGATTAGTCAATGCTTTAGATAAAACCGTAGAAGGTATGTCAGAGGCAGGATTAAAAGATTTATTTAAAAGCGTATTTGGCGGTTTAACTAATATACTAGAAGCTGTCAAACCTGCATTAATAGCACTATCTGGAGCTTTCGGAATACTAGCTAAGGCCATAGCCGCACCTTTTAACTGGATAGATAAACTAGGAATGGCACTAGGTTTTAGTGAAGGCGAAGGCTTACAGATGGCTATAAGAGGTGTTATCATTCTGTTACTAATGAAGCTAGTACCCTCTATGATAGCAGCTACCAAAACGATGTATGGCTTAGTAGCTGGAGGTATTAATAGTGCGAAGAGTTTTCTTGGGATGGGAACAGCCGCTACAGTGGCAGGTAAACAAGTCAAAGGGCTTACATTAGCTGTGAATGCTTTTAAGAGAGCTTTCTGGCCTTTACTGGCTGTAGAGTTAGGATTGAATCTATTTAGCTCTGTAACCAGTAGCCAGTTTGAAGATATAACAGAAGCTACTAAGACTTTCCGTGAAGAGCAGTCTGCTCTTAATAAAGAGTTAGAAACAGCTCAAGGCTTCTATAGATTAGGTCTAATAACTTGGGAGAATATGGCAGGATTGTGGGATAGAATAGTAGGCAGTATACAACAAGCAATAGGATATGCAATAGAGTTTAGCAAGTTAAGCTTCACAGACGTAGGAGAGACAGTAATTAAAGGTGCTGCTACTAATTATGCTGGAATGCTGGACACACTACTCACTAACCCCTTCACTGGTGACACTGATATAAAAGGGTGGATGAAAGATCTGGTAGGCGAATCTCCTATAGATAAAGCACTAAACCCAGAGGCACGTAGAGGCCAACAATCTGCTGATAGAATAATCTCAGGTGCTACGGTAACTAATAATTATACCATAAATGGTGATCCAGAGGTAATACAAGCTTCTATTAAAGATGCTATGGATAGGTATGTTCCTGAGTACTTACAAAATGCTTATTCAGGAGGAGGTTAATGTCTATATTCTATTTAGAAGTAGATGGTGATTTCTATGCCATGAATGCTACTACGAGTATATCAAGAAGTTCAGATGGTTCTTTATCTAATTCTCTGGTAGAGGATGGTAACTACAGTTCTGATAACTATGTAACTAGGCCTATAGTACTGTCTTTCTCAGGAATGATTACAGATATATCCACTTTTAGTGGTAGTGAGTTTGATAAGAAACCTAAAGAATATCTTAGTAACTTAAAGAGCGCACAGATAAGTAAGACACCTATAACTGTGCATTATAGTGATATACAAGCTCCAGACACCAACTGCTACTTTACATCTTTTAATCATAAACAAGATAATGTTACAGGTAGGGCAGGTAAGGGTTTAAATGCTTTTAAAGTTAATTTTACTTTACAAAAGGTAAGGTTTGCTGCTGGTGCTACCTCTGTAGCTAAACCTAGTTCAGTAGTGGCAAAAAGTGTTGCAACTAAATCTAAGAAGTCTTCGTCTACAAGTACAGTCACCGAAGAGCAGGAATTAACTTGGTATGAAAGGGGCGTTATAACATCAGCATTAGGTAATGCTAGACAAGATAATGCTGAACTATAAGAGAGAGTAATATATGTCTATAGAAATACCAGTACCAACTCTCTCCTTCTCTGAGATTAATGTCACGTTAGGCGGTATTTCCTATAACATTATCTTTAGAGGGAATGAGAGAGATGAGAGATTGTACTTCGACATTTACACAGAAGATACCCTAGTTAAAGCTGGGGTTAAGGTAATGGAGAATCAATCACTACTATATAGATATTTACTAGATGATTTCCCCAATGGTGATATCCTTTGTCTAAGTAGAAGTGGGAACAGTGAAGGTATAGCTACATTATCTAATATTGGTTTAGGTAAAGCTTATGGTTTATTTTATCTAACCAATGAAGAATTAGGTGTATAACAGTAATGACTTATGAAGTGTTTGATAGAAGATATTCTTTAATTATAGGAAGAGCTGGTAGTACTATAGTGCAAAGTATCCCTACAAGTATAGCTAAAAGGGCTGTATCTACACCTCAATTATTATCAGCTACAGAAGTACCTATCTCAGATGGTTCTACTATCCCTAGATACCTAGCAGCTACCAATCTTATTAATAACTCACTAGGAGATATATCTAAGGGTGTTAGGGTTGATTACAGAACTATACCAGATGCGTTTATAGAGATAAGAGATCTAAGCATGAAAGCTAAAGTCTCTTATAAGAAATCTGGAGCTAAGGGTGGTAATCAATTCTCAACCATCTCTTTAGATAATCTATCAGAAGAGACTAAGAACAGTATCAGAGTTAATGACCTCATCTTTCTTAGAGCTGGGTATAAAATAGATATAGGTAGCGATAATGTAGATTACAGTGATCTGCCTTTAATACTAGCGGCTCAGATAACCAAAGTAGAGACAAAGAGAGATGGTAATAGCGGGACTACAACTACACATATAGTATGTGGCGATAATGTACTCCCCAAGAAGAATATTAAAGTATCTAAATCATGGCCTCCTAACACAGTTAAGAAAAAAGTATTAGATGATGTATTAGCTATAGCTCAATCTAACTTTATTCCTATAGGTAAGGTACAAGGAGAATTAGAGGCTTTCTTTAGTCCTTTGCAAGAGACTTACCCTAATGGTTACAGCATTGCTGGTAATCTATTTGAAGAAATACAAAAGTTCTGTGATAGTGTGGATTATAAATTCTACACTGTACTAGGTAAGATGTATGTTGAGCCTAAAGGTTATGCTAAGACTTATGAAACCTTCTTACTAGAGCCTACCACATTAAAAGAACCTATACAATTACATTCAGACTCTTCTAATAAGAAATCAGGAGAGAAGGGTAGTAACTCTGGTGTAGTAGCTAAGTTATTCCTTAATGGCAGGATACTAACCAACATGGCAGTAGATATAAGATCTGGTAATACAGACTGGTGGGGTACATATCCTATAGAAAGTATTACACATGATTTAGATTTCGAGGGTAATACTTGGAATACTACTGTAAAGACAGTGGCACTTTAACTATGACAGATAAGACATTTACAGATACAGTTACATCTCTTATAAAAGAGTTTGTATATAGTAATATTAATCTAAGTGTACCAGCAATAGTAGTTAATGTCGATGACTATTCAACCAACCAGATGATAGATGTACAACCTCTTATTAACTACTTTGATGAAGATGGTGAGGCTGTAGAGTTCCCTGTTATATATAATGTGATAGTTTGCTTACAAGAAGCAGGAGGGGCTTTATTCTCCCTTCCTGTGAAAGCAGGAGATAGGGTTAAACTAGATTTTAGTAAAGAGGGATTAGATAGTTATTTACTAAGTGCTGGTACATCCCCTATCACTCCTTTAGATAAACGTAAGTTCGCAGTAACAGATTGTTTCGCTACACTAGGCTGTCCTACAGTATCGTCTAACCTGCGCCCTAACCCTACAGAAGTAGAGATTAAGTTTGCTGGTAGTAGTTGGAAGATGAAACCTACAGGTAGTGTAGTGTTAGATGTAGCCAAAGATTATA